GTATTATGGTATATTTTACGCCATACTTATGGGTGGCAAAAAGATAGTGACGCAATTTCTTATACGCAATTTAAATATGGAATTTTGAAGAAAGATAAAAAGTGGCTTGATAGAGGAACAGGGTTAAGTTATCCAGCCATTAAAAAAGCAATTGATGGCTTGAAAGAAAAAGGATTTTTAGAGGTTATTAAGGGACGAAACGAGAAAGGAAAACAATCAACGAATCGCTACAGTCCCAGACTAAAGAAAGTTAAGTCTGAAAAATCCCAGACTAAACAAAGCTGAATCAGCTAAGCTGAATCAGTAAAGTTTAGTGACAATCTCTAATTAGATACAATCTTTAATTAGATACAATTAATACTGCAACTAAAGTTGCTAAAGATGGATAAATTAGAAAAAGACAAACCAAAACATAATCAAATAGTAAACCACTTCTTCGTTCTTAAAGGTTGGGATTATAAAGATAAAGATTTTTATAAGAGAGAAGGAATAGTCTATGGAAGACATGTTGGTTCAGCTAAAAAACTTCTTATATTATGCGATCAAAGTGTTTCTCTCGCAAAAGAAAAATTAAACAAGGTAGCAAAATGGGCAGATAGTAGAAATCTTAATTGGGTGATAGAAACAGTTTTAAAGAAATGGCTTGAGGTAGATAGTTTAAAACCAAGAGAAAAAGAACCTTATTTTAGAGATATGAAGATGATTAAAAAATTAAATAAGTGGTATTGTATTGGTCCTTTCGGCGTTTGGTTGGAGTTTGCTGGTTTAGAATCAGAAATAATTTATAAATAAATATGAGCAAAAAAAAGTTTAAAAAATGTATTAGGTGTAAAAACCCATTTAGATATAATCCAATTATAAAAGGAGACAATGTTTGTCCAACTTGCGATAGAATGAATGATATTACTTTTTGGTATCCGAGACTTTTCAGATTAGGTTTTCCAATGCCAAAAACTATAATTATTCATACTAATTGTGATTTAGAGAAACTTCCTGATGGAATTGAACCAAAAGGATTTAATGAGTTTGTAGATGAGATTAAGGTTGCAATAAAAAAAGTAGGACTTCCTGCGTTTTTGAAGACTGGATATGTAGCTGATAAGCATAACTGGAAAAGGACATGTTTTATTTCTGATTTAAAAGATGTTAAGAGTCATATTTTTAACTTAGTAGAGTTTAGCTCTATTGCTACGATAGATAGATTTAAGCCTTGTGATTTTTGGGCAGTTAGAGAAATGATAAAAACCAAACCTTACTTTACTTATTTTCCTGGCGAGATGCCGATTACAAAAGAAAGAAGGATCTTTGTCAGAAATGGAAAAGTAGAGTGTAATCATTCTTATTGGCCAGAAGAAGTATTCGATGGAGTAGAGAAAAAGAAGTTTGATAAGTTGGATAAGTTGACCACTAAAGATGAAATAGAATTATTTAATATGGCCCAATATGTAGCAGATTTATTTCACGGATATTGGTCCTGTGATTTTTTAAAAGGAAAAAACGGAAAGTGGTATTTAACAGATATGGCCATTGGAGAAAGTTCTTATCATCAAAAACATAAAACAAATAAAATATGACCAGCTTTAAACTCCAAGAAAAATATATCCCCGAAAAATGTGATGGATGCGGACAGACGAAAACATATTTACTTCCAATAGACAAAGGATCCATCGATACTTTAAAAGCAATTTCAGTAGCCATTTACAATAAGGGTATTAACTGTGTGCATCCAAGAAAGGAACTCGAGATTGGACCAACAACAAAAAATTACGATTTAATGATTAAGAATGGAGGTTTAACTTCTGGGATGGTTGGTAATCTGTCAAAATTAAGATTTCACGGACTAATCGCAAAGACTGGAGAACAAGCAGGAAATTATTGCCTAACAACCAAAGCATCAGATTTTCGCAAAGGTAAATTAATTCCTAAATATGCAATTATAAGTAAGGTAACAGGACATAAAGAAGATTACTGGCTACCCGAAAAATACCAAGTTTCAATTAAAGATTTTTCAGGTGATGAAGCGTATTGGGAAAGTATTAATTTTATTATTCGTGATGGCCACATTATTAAAGACATCGTTCAAGGCAAACATAAACAATTATTTCTTAGTTCAGTTTAATGAAATACTTATCATTATTCTCTGGTATCGGAGGTTTCGAGTTAGGAATACAACAAGCTTATGAAGATATATCAAAGACCAAGAGGAAAAAACAAAGGAGGAGTTCACGCAATAACTCCGACATTAAGCAGCAACAGCTGGGAACACAACAACTTACTTGTGTCGGATATTCCGAAATCGATAAATACGCAATCCAAATCTATAAAAAATACTTTAACCACAAAAACTATGGAGACATCACAAAAATCAATGTTCAAGAACTCCCGGACTTCGACCTTATCGTTGGCGGATTCCCTTGCCAAAGTTTCAGTATTGCTGGAAAGCGAGGAGGATTCGAAGATACTCGAGGCACTTTATTCTTTGAGATCTCTCGCATTGCAAAAGCTAAAAGACCTTGCCTTTTATTACTTGAGAATGTCAAAGGACTGCTCTCCCATAATGAAGGCAATACCTTTGCGACAATCATCGCAACGCTTGATGAATTGGGGTATGACTGTCAGTGGCAAGTGCTTAACAGCAAGAATTTCGGGGTCCCACAAAATAGGGAAAGAGTGTTCATTATCGGACATCTTAGAGGAACACCCAGACCAAAAGTATTTCCTATCGGAGAAGGCGGTGAAAACGATACTCGGAAGGTTGGACAAGAATTATCTACCACCATCACTCGCGCCTATCATAAAGGACTCTGTGGATCAGGAAGGCAAGGATTGATAGAGATAACAAAAAATAAATCAGATGCTCAAAGAATTTATGATAGTAGAGGAATAGCAAAAACCTTAAAGGGATTAGGTGGTGGGCAGGGAGCAAAAACAGGATTGTATGCAATTTTAAATAAAAAAGGAGTTATTAAATTCAAGGATGGAGAATACTATCTATAACGCAGTAACAGTCAATGTTATAAAAGCAATCATGAAAAGATTAATATGAAATTAAACAGAATAATTCAAGGAGATTGTTTAGAGGTAATGAAAGAATTACTAGATAATTCAGTTGATTTAGTCATTACAAGTCCCCCTTATGATAATTTAAGAGATTATAATGGATATACTTTTAATTTCAATGGAATAGCAAAAGAATTATTTAGAATAGTAAAACAAGGTGGTGTTGTAGTTTGGGTTGTTGGAGATGCTACAGTTAAAGGAAGCGAAACAGGAACTAGCTTTAAACAGGCATTATATTTTAAAGAAATAGGATTTAATTTGCATGACACGATGATATATAGAAAAGAAAATTATGTTCCACTTACCCATAATAGATATGAACAAGAGTGGGAATATATGTTTATATTTAGTAAAGGAAAACCGAATACATTTAATCCTATAAAAATTCAAACTAAATGGGGTGGCACAGAGACTTGGGGTAAACCATCATTTTACAAAACAAGTGATGGTAATTTAACAGAAAAACCTAGAAAAAAAATAGGTATGTATAAAATTAAAGGAAACATATTTGCATATCAGACAGGAAGCAAGGAAGGAGATAAGATTGCAAAAAAACATCCAGCAAGGTTCCCAGAAAAACTAGCAGAAGATCATATACTATCTTGGAGTAATGAAGGAGATTTAATTTTAGACCCAATGTGTGGCTCTGGAACAACTTGCAAAATGGCTAGATTATTAAACAGAGACTTTGTAGGTATAGAAATCTCTGAAAAATACTGTAAAATTGCAAGAGAAAGATTAAGGCAACAAATTTTACTATGAATCTCAAACTGATTCTACTTTTCCTAATTCTTCTCTTAATGGCTAAATACTCCATTTCCACTATTCCACGCCTTACACAAGCTCCCAAGCCCTCACAAGCTGATTCTATCATCTATTTAAGGGCAGGAAAGTTAGATTATGGAGAAGAAATCAAAATTACTGATAATTGTCTAGTAAGTGGATACCCACCATTTACAATAGAATCAAGAGTTCTAGGTTCAATAACAAATCCAACAATAAGAGCATTAGCTTTTTGTGAAAGTTCGTTAAACCCTAATGCCCATAATCCTAATGACCCTAATGGAGGTTCTCACGGACTCTTACAGTTTAGTAGAGATACTTTTCAAGAGTTCTGTGTAGAGAGGTATGGCTTGATAGATGATTTATATGACCCAGAGATACAAATAGAGTGTGCTGAAAAAATGATTTCTGAAAAATATGGAGAAAGGTGGGGTTGTTGGGCACTGATAAGATAATCTCTACAATATACTATTGACTTTTTTATTTACCTATGATAAACTAATAATATGACTAACGAACAAATACTTAAAAAAGCAATAGAGAAAGCGATTAAGAATGGATGGGAGTATCGGAACAGAGATGTTATGGAAATGGGGGTTAATGATATTGTTGCAAATCATTTTCATTTTACGGAACCTATTATCTTTTCCCACGATTTTGCTAAAGCATTTTTTGGAAAAGAATTTACAAAAGAAGAAGAGGATAATATATATTGGACATATGCCAAAGAAAGAGAGAGAGGAATAAATAATACATTATATCCAAACGAAAGATGGCAATACCATCTCCAACAAATGGTATTAGAAAAAGAACCATTACAATACCTAAAAAAATTCTTATGAAAAAAGGAAGAAAACAAAACAAAGAAAAATACGAATTGATTTTATCTCTTAGAAGAAAGAACAAATCGATCAACGAGATAGGTAGGATTTTAGGTTGCACAAAGCAGAATATCTGGTATTACTTGCAAAGATATGGCGATATTTCTTGACTTTTTTATTGACCTGTGATAGACTAAATTAAGAAGTTAAATAAGGTGTAGGGTAAGCAAGTTTGATAACAACGAGCAAGAAGATTAAAGAAGTCCACTAATTAATTACGACTCTCTTAATCTCAAAAAACTCAATTCTTACTCGCTTATGCCTACACCGATATATACATAAGACTTCATAAAATTATGAACAATACATTATCAACAATACTTATTCTCACTTTACTTTTTATAGGTATAGGATTTATCTTTAACGGAACTATAAGTAAGCACGAACTCCAAGAATGCAAAATCTGGAAGAACCAGTCAGAAGAGTTTAGAGGTTGGTATTCAACAAGTTGGCAAGTGGAGATGTGCCAAAACTACGACATAGATTTATCAAATTATTTAAGAAAATGAAAATAATAAAATTTGAACAAGACTTAGAGAGATTAAAAGCCGAAACTCTCAAAGAAGAAAAAGAACATAGTCGAAAACTTTATAAAAAAATAAGACAAATAAAATGACATTTGAAGAATTTTTAACTCACAAATACGAAGAAGATGAACACCCATTAGATGACGATATGCCAGATGGCTTCCCAGATTGGTTTTCAATGCAAGGCTTAGAAAGAATATGTAATTACGCTGAAATATGGAACTTAGAGATATTGATAGAAAGAGAGGAAAAAGAAAGGGATGAGATACGGGCAAAGCTAGATAAGTTAAATAATAAATAAAATAAATATGAACATTTTTTTAGGTAATCTAAAATTAGAAGATGTGATTAAAGAAGAGTGTTTAAATAAAATCCAAGAATTTTTGAATCAAAATGGTTATAGAAAGGAAACAAGGTGCAATAAAATTGAAGAAGAAGTTGGTAATTATCATATTTTTGATATACCAAGACAAATGCAGGTTTGTGGTGAAGAAAAAACAAAACAATTTATTTCTTTTTTAAGAAAAGAAAACTTTATAGAGAAGGCGTTTAAAGGTTCTCTAACATTAGTTTCAGTATCTAATAATCAATTAACCAATAAATAAATATATGGAAACTCTTAAGTTAACAAAAAAAGATTTCAAAGAAACAGATAATTACTGGAAAGAGTATGTTGGTAAAACAGATGTGAGCGATTTTGACGGTCATATAGAGATAGAGGGAAGTCTGGGTTATGTAAGATTTGACTCAATAAAAGCAAGTGGCTCAATTATTGCAGAAGCAGGTGATGGCATTAAAGCAGGTGATGGCATTGAAGCAGGTGATGGCATTAAAGCAGGTTGGGGCATTAAAGCAGGTTGGGGCATTAAAGCAGGTTGGGGCATTGAAGCAGGTGATGGCATTAAAGCAGGTGATGGCATTAAAGCAGGTGATGGCATTAAAGCAGGTGATGGCATTAAAGCAGGTGATGGCATTAAAGCAGGTGATGGCATTAAAGCAGGTGATGGCATTGAAGCAGGTAGGGGCATTAAAGCAGGTGATGGCATTGAAGCAGGTGATGGCATTAAAGCAGGTTGGGGCATTGAAGCAGGTTGGGGCATTAAAGCAGGTTGGGGCATTGAAGCAGGTGATGGCATTAAAGCAGGTTGGGGCATTAAAGCAGGTGATGGCATTAAAGCAGGTTGGGGCATTGTGAGTTTATATTCTTGGATAAAAGCAAGATTAAAAATAGAAGTTGACGCAGAATGCACAATTTCAGCAGGGATATTCTCTTATGACGGAATGCAAGATATAGAAGCCCAAGAAATAATAGGCAATGTTATCTATGGGAACAAGAAGCTTTTGCCAAAGGAAGATAAAACAGACAAGAAAATGATAACTTTATCTAATGGTAAAAAAATATCAGAAAACACTATTATTGAGGCATTAAAAGGTTTAACCAATTAAAATAAATATATGGAATACAAACTATACAAAAATAAAGTAACCCTTGAATATAACGACAAGAAACACACATACAAAGTAAATGACAAGATTGTCTATGGCGTAACTTCCATAACAGGCGTGATCGGAACTAATGCTTTAATGAATTGGGCAGTAAAACTCACGAAAGAAAAGACAAAGTCAGAAGCCCAAAGATTGGGCTGGACTAAATTCTGTAAGCAATTAGACGAAGTTCTTTTAACAGCCGGAAGGGAACATTATGCAGTAAGTAAGGAAGCAAGAGATTTAGGAACAAGGGTTCATGCAAGAGCAGAACATTGGTTTAATAAGAAAGCCAATCAAACAGACATGATAGTTGACGCAATGAAAGCTGATACTAAAGAAGAGATATTGTCTAATAGTGCCTTAGTTAAATTCTTAATGACTCACGAATTTGAACCTATTGAATTAGAGGGTAAGTGCTATTCAAAAAAGTATGGATATGCAGGAACGATTGATTTCTTTGGAAAGATTGATGGCAAATTAACTGTTTTAGATTACAAGACTTCTAAGGCGATTTATGAGTCTTATTACTTACAGGCCAGTGCTTATGCCCAAGCTAAGACAGAGGAAGGACACAAGATTGAACAAACTATGATTGTGCGATTAGGCAAAGACGGAGTATTAGAGGTTAAAGTAATTAAAGATTGGAAAAAGTATTTAGATCCATTTTTAGGAGCATCATCAATTAAGAACTTTTTGATGGATTTAAAAGCTAAAAATTTTGATAAAAGGTCGGAAACTAAAAAAATAACTAAAAAATAAAACAATGAAAGTAAACAAAAAAGTTTCAATTCAAGGAGAGTGGGCAAAAGCTAAAGTTGATATTCACGATGGCGACTTGATCAAGATTTTAGATGAAGGAAAAACAGTTGCAGGAGATTTTGGAGATAGAAGTGTGTTTAATGTGGAGACTAAAAATGGAAAGAAGTTATTATCTTTCAATCAGTCAACAGTTAATTACCTAATAGATACATTCGGAGATGATACAGAAAAATGGATTGGTAAGGAAGTCAAAGTTTGGATTACAAGGTCAATGATAGGAGAAAAGATGAGAAATGTGGTTTATCTGACATCACCTGATTGGGTAGAAACAGAAGATGGTTTTGGAAGTCCTACAAAAGATAAAGTTCCTATAATTAATCAAGATGATATTCCTGTAATTGAGGAAGACGCAGACGAACACGGTAATCCTCTTTAGTATGAAAGTATTTAGAGTGCCATCTAAAGTATTTCAGTGGCGAGTGAAAAGCAATAGCACAGAAGGAAAGTATTATATTGTCTCTTGGGACGATAGATGGCACTGTAATTGTATAGGGTTTGCAACTCATAAAAAAGAATGCCGACATATTAGGATAGCGAAAAATTATTTTAAAGGTTTAAATTATGAAGAAAACTATAAATGAAATTCAAATAAGGGTTTGCGACAAATATCCCATCAAAGAGAAGTTTGATTTTGATGAGGAGTTTCATATCTTTTTAAAAGGAAGTGTTGTTAAAAAGGAGATTAAGGATAATCAAGATGGATCGGTTGACCTAATCTTGAATTTTAAAGCTACTGATTACGAAATTAAGAAACATTAGATGAAAAATAACTAATAAGTAAAAAATATGACCAATTTAGAAAAACTTAAAAAAGCCATAATAAAAGAGATACCAGAGATAGTAGAGCTAAAGTTTGGATGTTATTTTTCAGGAGAAGGAGTAAGCAATGGATTGATTGTGAGAATGGTAAATAGCCACCCTTTTTGGTTTACTGCTGACTATCATCATAAAGGGTCTGGTATTCTTGAAAGAGATTTTGACAAGCGTAATGTTGAAGTACACGGTAGAGATATAACCCTATCAGATGTATTAAGGGTTTTACGTGGTAAGGATGCAGAAAAAAGTAGAACAATAGGTAATTTTTGGAATTTGAAAAAAGATAATTTATCACTTCAGTCAGATAATTTAATAAATTTTTTAACAGACTTAATTTGTAAGAAAGATGAATAAAATAATAAAATTATGGGCAGTTGTAGGAAAACTTAATCCAATGACATTAAGTTGGTCAGATGGAAGACCTTTGATATATTCTAGGAAGAAAAATGCAGTTCTTCATAAGATGAAAGGAAACAAAGTTGTTAAGGTAGAAATTAAAATTTTAAAACCCTAATAAACAATGAATAAAGAAGAAAAGAAATGTGAAACTTTTATAGACCACGACCCACAATGGGCTGGTGATGGATATTTTTGTAGTAAGTGTATGATTAGGTTTGTCCCTGAAAAATCCCAACGCAAAGAAATAATAGAGAAGATAGATAAATTAGAGACTTATCAAGGTTGGAGTGGTGATAAATTAATTAGTAAAGACGAAATTATTGACCTAATAAAGAATGAAAAGTAAAAGACAGAAGTTAATTAGGAAACTTGACGATCTATTTTCAAAATATGTTCGCAGTAATAATACTGATTTTTGCCAATGCTATACTTGTGGAGTTGTTAAACTTTCAAAAGAAATAGATGCTGGACATTTCATAAAGAGAAGCTGTTTCAGAACTCGTTGGGACAAGAGAAATGTCAAACCGCAATGTAGAAGTTGTAATCGTTTTAGAGGTGGAATGATGGACGAATATGCTTTGCATTTGATTCAGGACTACGGCGAGGGAATTATTGAGGAGTTGATGGAATTAAAGCACATGCCTGTTAAAAAATACGCAATCTATGAGTTAGAGGAATTAGTCGAACTTTATAAAGACAAATTAAATAATTTATGAAAAAATTTATAGCAACATTTCTATTAGCAGGTGGAGTAATCTTTCCAACAATAGCTTATTTTCAGCAAAACACAACTTTTCTATGGATAGGAATTGTGTGTGATTTGCTTCTCTTTGTATTGCTTGTAGATTAAATAAATGTTATAATAAGGTATAATGAGCAAACAAAAGAGATCTAAAAAATTAAGACGTCGAGATATTAGAAAAACAAGAAAGCTAAAAAAGAAGTCAAATAAACAAGATGAAAAAAGCGAAGGAGTTTTTAAAAAACATAATTTCAAATTTAGTTAGTCTCCCAGAAGACATAGAGATTCAGGCTATTGAAGACGAGAGGGGAGTTTTATTAAAAGTCTGGGTGAATAAAGCTGATATGGGGATGATTATTGGTCGTGGCGGAACTAATGCTAGCGCTATTAAACTTTTAATGAAGCTTTATGGGTATAAGCATGACCTTAAAATAGCAATTAAAATAGAAGAACCCAAAAATGACAACTGAAATCAAAAAACTCAAAAAAAGGTTAAGGGAAAAAAGACTCAAGAGAGAGAAGAATCTCAGAAAAGCTATAGATAAAGTTGGAAAACAAATGATGCCAATGCCTGAGCAAGGAGGATTTCTACTAACTCTCTACAGAATATGGCGAGACTTTATGTTGTTTATTGGCGAGATAAAATGCACCTTTGGAATTCACGATTGGAGACTTTGCTCTGGTCGGCCCGGCCAACCAAAATATGCCTGTATTAGATGTTGGGCTAAGTCTATGACTCTTTGGGAAGAAGGAGGTTCAAAAAAACATTACGAAGATAAACATAAGAAGAATGAAGAAAATAAAAAACAATAATCTTTATTGTCCTGAATGTGGGGGCTTACGCTGGCAGACAGTTATCAAGGGAGAAAGCTATAGATGCAGGAGCTGTAATTTTGTCGGGGTGGGTGTAAAACTAGAAGATCTTCCTAAGCGAGTAGAGGTAAAACAGAAAAGGATAGAACGATTATCTTGGTGGCAGAAAATTATTAACTTTTTTAAAAGATTATTTAAAATATGAAAAATCTAAGAGAGATATTAGGATTCAAAAAAGAATTTTCTATTAAATATAAAATAGTACCAATTTCTAAAGATGCGGTATGTGTTATCTGTGGAGCAAAAAAGCCATTGGATACTTGTCATATAATCCCGAAAAGATTTTTAATGAAAATCCAAAACATCGATAAGAAACTATTAGATTATGATGGCTCAAATATATTGATTCTTTGTAAGAATCACCACTGTTTATTCGATAGATATGATTTGAGTAAAGAAGAGATTGGTAAGATATGGGAAAGGGTTTATGAAATGGGTTTGGTGCTTTCAGATATTTATGGAAGAGTAGTGGGAACTTTAGAAAAAGATTCTACTTTATCTGACAGGCAAAAGGTTCAACTTAAAAAATTAAAAGATGGGATTTGGAAACATATTAAAAGAACTTGTGATACTTATGCCAACAATTAAACAAAAAAGAGCGTGTAAAGAAGTGGTGGAAAATGGTGGAAATGTTAGTAAGGGGATGAGAGCTGTCGGATATTCGAAAGCCACTGCTAAGAATCCAAAGAAATTAACTGACTCTAAAGGTTGGCAAGAACTAATGGAACAGTATTTACCAGATAAAGATTTAGCTAAAAAACACAAGGCACTTTTAGAAAAGAAAGAGATAGTCATTAGGAATAATAACAAGACTGGAAAGATAGAGATTATTAAAACAGGGGAGATAGATGCTCAGGCTGTTAAGGCTGGTCTTGATATGGGTTATAAGTTAAAAGGTAAATACAAACCAACAGAATTTAAAGTATTAGATAACAACGAAGCTAAAACAGATGACGAAATTAAAAGAGACATTGAAAGACTTAGAGAGAGAAGAAGAAAGCTTACTACTTCTTCTAGAAGAAAGAAAGTTAGAAAAAGCTCTAAAACAAAGAAAAAGAAATAATCCTTATCATTACTATGTTCCGAATGGTAAATGTGAGGAGTTCGTCAAATTGGTTGGCTCTGATGAAGTTTTTGTTTCTGTGAGTTCAGCTGGCAATGGACTAGGTAAAACCGCACTGGGGGCCAATCTCGCTGCTAATATCTGTTATGAAACGAAGAACCCATTCTTTAAAGGCTTGCCTATCTTTGAAAACTTCCCTTATCCAAAACGTGGTAGAATAGTTTCAGATGCTACAACTGTTTCTACTACATTAATACCAGAGCTTCACAGGTGGTTTCCTAAAGGTAGATACGAGGCCAAGAAGGGAGGTAAAATGTATGAGTCCAAGTGGAAGACAGATACAGGATTCAGATTTGATGTTATGACTTATGATCAAGCGGTGAAAGAGTTTGAGTCGGCAACGTTGGGTTGGGCTTGGTTTGATGAGCCACCACCATTTATGATTTACAAGGCAACGGTTGCTCGAATGAGATTTGGTGGATTGATATTTATCACGCAAACTCCACTGTCCGGGTCAGCCTGGTTGTTTGATAATTTAGTTGCTTCGCCTGATAGAGTCGACATCAGGCCAATACTTGAAAAATATAAACTAAAAAAATGGAACGAAGAGATTCGCAAGATATGGGTAGAGAGATTCTCGAAGATGAGTACAGAAGAAAGGTTGGAGTAGTAGAAGCTACCGTCTTTGATAATTCTATCACTAAAGGAGTTCGAGGTAGGCTCGCAGATAGAGATATCGATAGAATGATTGCTGAGTATGATGAAGATGACAAGCAAGCTCGTATCTATGGCAAGTTCCATCACTTAACAGGAATTGTGTTTAAAAACTTTAATAGAAAAGTCCACGTTATAAAACCTTTTAAAATTACTAAGAGAGATTTTGTAGTTATTGAAGCTCTCGATCCACATGGTAGAAATCCTGATGCTATGCTATGGGTTGCTATTGATAGAAAAGAAACATTCTTTATTATCGATGAAGTCTATGCAAACATGAAGACATCTGCCATAGCAGCTCATGCTCACAAGAGAGATGACCGCTATCGTATAGAACTTAGGCTCGCTGATCCATCTGCTTTTAATGTTGACCAACATAATGAAAGAGAGACATCTTTGGCAAAAGATTTATATAACATCTATGGCTTGGATTACATGAAAGGAACGAAGAGAAGGGTTGCGGCTGACAGAAGAATTAAAGACGCTCTTGATTACAAGGAAGTAGGACACGAGATTATTCTAGCACCAGAGCTTTACATTTTTTCTACATGTGAGAGAATGATATGGGAGTTCGGACATTACCAGTGGGATGATTGGCGTGGCAAGATAGCTGAGAGAAAAGCTCCTAAAGAAACACCAATGGATAAAGATGATCACATGATTGAGAACTTAGGTAGGATTCTTTTACAAGAGCTTGCGTTTGTTCCTATGATTACTGAATCTTCAAAAGGAAGCATTGGAGAGAGGAAAGACTTCGATGTTTATGATTAACATTTGACAATGAAATTAACAACACTTATAATACTTAAATACAAAGGTTGTCCGATTTATATCAGGCGACTTGGAAATCATTTTGAGTTTCTTGTTATATTTAAAAAAGAGATTTATAATGAATACATAGCTGCTATTCCCAACTGGTGGAATGTTTTCAAAGACGATCCTTTTACAGAAAAAAATGTTCACGACACTGCAATGATTTTAATAGGTATGGCAAAACATTTGATAAATAAGTTAAAGAAATAATGCCTAAAGAATTTGAGTCTTGTGTAAAAAGAGGGGGGAGAGTTCGAAGCAAGAGAGTTGATAAAAATAATTATATTAAAATTTGTTTCATTGGCGGAAAGTCCTATGCTGGTGAGAAACATCGATATAAAAAGTTTCTTAAAAAGAAATAGTGCCTAAAAAAACTGAATACAAGGACAACGAAGAAATTGAAAAAACCGAAGAAGAGAACATAGAGAAAGAAAACGAAGCTCCTATCTCTGAAGATGAGCAGAAGTTAATCATTGACCAAATCAATGATGAATATCCTTTGGGATATAAGCTTACTGTTTCCAAGAGGGAGAAGGATTTAAAAAGATTAAAACTATTTAACAATCAAAAGAAAGACCAAAGCAAAGTGGGAGACCCTTTGCTTTTTACTGTTTTTATGACCGTCTTAGCGAGTGTCTATGAAGACAAGCTTAGTGTTGAGTTCAGGGGAAAGGAAGAAGGAGATGCTGAGGTTGCGGAGAATCTGAATAGTCTGGCCGAACACGATCATAGACTTATGAAGAAAGACGAGACAGATTATAACTGGGATTGGGATGCCGCTTTCTTTGGTAGAGGTTTTCTACTTCTAAATGATTTTGATAGAAGAGCAGGAAGAATGTGTCCTGTTTCTGAAATTGTTGATCCTATGGTTTTATTTAGAGACCCTGAAGCTGTTTCGGTTAATGGTGATCAAAAAGGAAATGGAGCTTTAAGGTTCTGGGGAAGAGAGATTGGACTAACAAAGTCAAAGATGGAGAAACATTCTGCTTACTTTAATCTTGAAGGACTTAAAAAAAGCAAGGACATAAAGAGTATTAGAAGCGAGGCTTCAAAAGCTAGAAAAGAAGCTAAGGGATTACAAGTTACCGATGCTGAAGAAGAAGCTCTTACTGAAAACTATGAATATGGTCTTTTAGAATGGTGGACTCACTACAAGGGTAAAAAAGTACTTGTTGTTTTGGCTGAAAGTAGAAAGAAGATGGTTAGATTCCAATATCTCAAAGGTGTTGAGGGTAAAGATATGGAAGAGTGGCCATTACAAGATAGAGTAATTTATCCAATGGCCCACGACTGGGATGGTGTTAGTATTCCTGACTTAATTGAAGATAAGCAAAGAGCTAAGGCTGTTCTTATTAATTTGGGGTTGGATTCTGCAAGGCTTGATATTAACCCAATGTACTTGTTCAATAAAAGAAAGATTAAGAACACAAACGATCTAAAGTTTGGCTTTAATAAATTCATCCCTGTTGCAGGTGATGTTAATAACACTATTGCCCCAGTTCAGAAATCTTTATTCCATAGTCAAGTAAATCTTATCCTGCAGATATTGGATACTGCTGCTCAAAAAGCTGTTGCTGCCCCAGAGGTGGCTCAAGGCGTCCAGCCTAGACAAGACAGAACTCTAGGGGAAACTCAAGAAATAATGGTCGGAGTTAATAAAAGGAATTCTCTATCGGCTAGAATCTTCGGCTGGTCAGAAAGACGTTTCTGGGAACAATGGTATTTTCTTTACAAGAAATACTTCAAGAGTGAAATTGATGAAAAAATTATTAGACTCGAGGGACCACTTAATCCTATTTGGAGATCGCTTACCAGAGAGAACATTATTGCTAAAATTGACCCTGATGTTATTGTTGAAAGCAAAGCCATATCTGAATTCAATAGACGAAAGAAGTTTCAAGAGTTTTCCGCCTTTACTCAAATTGTAATTCAAGACCCAACGACTAATAGACGTTATGTTAATAGAAAAATGGGTAGAATTTTAGGAATGAGAAAAGGAGAACTTACTTTAATGTTTCCACCTACCATTGATGAAATGAATGCCGAAGTTGAAAATCAACAGCTTAATGAGAATAAATTTGTTCCGATAAATCCTTATGACGATGACATTGTTCACATCGAGATTCATAATAAGGCGGCAGATAAGAAAGCTAAGATATCTCATATTGAGGGACATAGACTTATGATGATGAAGAAGAAAGAAAATCCTGAATTGTTCCCACAGCTTGGAGAACAGCCAATGCCCGGATTCAGTCCTGTTTCTCAGCCTGGTAGGGCTGAAGGATCGCCTACAAGAAGGCCTACGAATCAAGGTCAAGTTCCAGCTGGTCAAGGAACAGAGATTCAATGATTGACATTTCTATTAATAGTTTGATAAAATAAACAAAATGACTAAAGATCCAAAAAATAAAAAAGATACCATTATTTCATCACTTAAGAGATTATCAGATAATTTGGGATGGAAGGTAATTAAAAAAGTTCTTCAGCAAAATATACAGGCAACAGAAGAAAAACTACACGGCAACGCAGAATGGGAGAAGGGGGATACTTTAGAGGGTCTTCAGAATCAAAGAAATGACAGGGTTGAATTACTTGCCTTACCTAAAGCTATGGTGGAAGATTTGAAAGATGCGAAGGAGTGGCCGATAGAGTACGATCCATACGAATAATAAAGCACATTAAAATAATAATTCAGAATCGATAGAGAATTTGACTATTCTCTATATGCCAGAATCGATTGTCTTATAGATAATTGCCAAGCTCTCTATCAAGAGAGTTTTTTATTAATCCGCTATTTTAGTCGAGTAGCGAGGTAATCCCACTGCACAACGTAGTTCGGCATATCTATAACGAGCAGTGTGTAAAGTTTAATGCCAGATCAAGGTGATACCGACGACAAGTTCGTCGAGATAGAGGGGGAAAAGTTTAAAGCCGACCCCGAAAATCTAGAAGAGGCTTTAAAAGGCGAAGATGGTCAACCTATTCCTTTTGAAGAAAAAGAAACAGACGATCAGAAGAAAGAAAGAGAGAAGAAAGAAGAAGCTGAGGCAAACGAAGAGCCAAAAGTTAGAATGAGTGCTAAGGATCACATCATTAAGAGGCTACAAGATAAGAAAAAGAAAACTAAAAAGAAAAAGGATGGAGAGGATGATGAGTTCACTCCTGAAGGTAGTGAAGAAATTGATAGGAAAATTCAGGAAGGACTTCAACCCATTCTTGACCAAGTTCGTGGCAACTCTGATGAACAAGAGTTGAAAGCAGTTCTTGATAAGTACCCAAAAGCTAAAGAGATTGAGAAGAAACTTAGGAGGTATATGGAGGCTTACAAGAACACACCAGTTGAGTTTATCTACTTAGGTTTAGCCAAGCAAATGATTGATAGAAAAGAAAGGCTAGATAAGAAAAAGAAAGATGCTGATGAAGAAGCTTTGAAAGATACAACTGGAGGAAGTACGAAGAGGCCTAAAAAGTTACCAAAGATTCCTGACATTTCAGGATGGACAAATGAGAAGGTTCTAGCTTTGGCACACAAAGTCAAAACAGGTCAATTCAAATAATAATATAATTTATTTAAAATATGCCAGATTTAACAGGTGTCGCTCAAGTTCCGCACGGAGTAAATGTTTTTTATAGCCGTTTGATGCTTATAAAAGCAGTTCCTTTACTCGTTCACATAAAGTGGGCTCAAGTTAAGGATATTCCAAAAAATAACACTGATGTTATTAAGTTTCGTAGGTATTCGTTACTAACTGCTGCAACAACTCCTTTGACAACGGGTGTTACGCCAGCAGGGAGTCAGTTAGAGGTAGAAACTATCACTGCTACTGTTCGTCAGTATGGTGATTATATTACTTTTTCTGACTTTTTCTTGATGACAACTTTAGACCCTATCTTGACAGAAAACACAGATATCTTAGGTCAACAGTTTGGAAATACTATTGATCAATTAACTAGAGATATTTTAGCCGCTGGATCTACAATTCAGTATGCTTCTACGGCTGGGGCTAGAGATGAAATCACCGCTGCAATGAAAATCACTAGACTAGAAGTCAAAGAAGGTGTTAGAACTTTAAAAGGTAATAACGCCAAAATGATAACGTCTATGGTTGATGCAAGCACAGGTTTCAACACTTCTCCATTACCATCTTGTTATATTGGTATTTGTCACACCGATACTACTTATGACCTAGAAGAGGTTGCTGGATTCGTTAAAGTTGAAGAATATGGTCAGAAGAAAGCTATGGAAGGAGAAATTGGAACATTAGCAAAGGTAAGGTTTATTGAAACAACTAATGCTAAAGTGTTCGAGGACTTAGGCTCTGGAGGCACTGTCGATGTTTACGCTACTCTTATCTTAGGAGCAAATGCTTATGGTGTTTCTAGAATTTCAGGAGCAGCTATTGAAAATATCGTTAAGCCAAAAGGCTCAGGAGATGATCCATTGAATCAAAGACAAACTCATGGCTGGAAAGCTACGTTTGTTGCTAGGATTCTAAATCAGAACTTTATGCTTAGGCTTGAACACGCAGTTACCACTTAATCGTTAAACTAATAAGACTATGCCTAATTTAGAGGAAACGAAAACAGCTGAACTTAGAAAGTTAGCTGAAAAAGCAGAAATCCCAAACTGGGAAACACTGGAAAGGCCAGGACTTCTTGATGCTTTGAAACCAAAAGAATCAAAGAAAGAAGTTAAGGTTGAGAAAAAAGTTAAGGGTAAGACTAAGAAAAAGAAAGAACCAAAAGAAAAGATAGAATTACCCAAAAAAGTTGAGGACAAAGTCGCTACTCACGGAGTCGAGGAGTTGCGATACAGGCGTGGCGGTAAAGCAGAAGCAATGAGAAAGAGATTGGCTAAACAGCCAAAAGTAAGGATTCTTATTCCGCTTGTAGATAAGGAAGCACGAGGGTCAACATTTCCCGTTAACCTTAATGGTTATCGTTTAAACATCCAGAAAGGTGTTTATGTGAATGTTCCTGAACAAGTTGGGGATGTTGTAGCAGATTCTCAGAAACAAACAGTTTTAGCTTCACAGCATGAAAGATTGCTTGATGATAATGTAGATAAGGGAAAAGCTAACGCCTTAGACTTATAATCAATTAACTTAATTAAAGATATGAACAGTTCAAGATTCGGACTTCACAAACAAGATTTGATAGACGTTCTAGAAAAGCACGTATTTAACAGTGGCGGATTAGTCATTGCGACTGATACGACACAAGCCCAAACTGCTAACGATGTCTATTATTTCATTGGTGG